GTATTTCTTTTATCGACAATGTTCCAAAGTTTCGGTTCTGATCTACTGTCAATAAAACGTTTTGCTTCTCTTGCAAAGGTGATAGGGTAGTCATGAATTACAGGTGTACATAACATCCACACTGCTCCTTCATCAGTAACACCAGCAATACCGGCAGTCTTGCCGTTAGGCATCGTGAAATAAACGCAGAAGCCTCTACGTGAAGCGAGAGGTATATGAATGGTTGGTATATGACCATGCCCTTCAATAACCTCTCTGGCGTCGTCTGGACGTAGATTAGAGGCCACCTCATAAGCAGCCTCCAATGTAATAGGGTGAATAAGTTTAGACACGCTGATAATATCTATTTGAATAGTCACCTTCCCATCGCAATGAATGCAATGTTGTAGGTGCTGGATACGTAGATTTAATTGTAATGTTTAAATTAGTGTTCCTTTCATACAACGGTATTGTTTGCTCAGTCTCAAACCTTCCAGGGTTTGTATTTGCCTCGTAAGCATCTTGCATTCCCTGTTCATACATAACATTATAAATATCCTTACCATCCCTTTTAATTTCTACGTCATAGACATTTGTTTCTCCTGTGTTGAGCTTCATCCTATGAATAGTTAATGATGCAGTTGTGTCAGCTCTAAATGCTTGCTGCTCATTTTTCAATACATAGAAATGTGGTAGCTCTACAGACATCTCAAATGGCTCGCCCTTAGTAATAAACTCAGGAGGTAGACCAGTTTCGTTTTTATATTGATAATTGAGAACTCGACCAGGAACAGTCCAAGCGTCAAGATAAACTTCCTGATTGGGATCAGACTTCATCAAGAAGAAATTATTGTTATTTTCTACTACAACAAAGTGCTGACCTTTACTTGAAAAATGAAATACTAATGGATCAGGTAATGTGAATTTAGTCCATGCACTCTGTACATCTTTTTGACTTCCTTCTTTAAAATACCTGTAAACCCACAGAGTTTCCTCACCAGACTTTCCAAAAGTTATAGTATCAGTTTCCATAGAGGAAGAAACTAAATCATATCCCTCTTTGAATGCATCTGAAATTACTTTACTTCTTTCATTAATGTCTACCTGACCTTCTCGGAATATATTGAACATCTCTAAGAACTTAGAGTCAGTGTTATTACCACCTACAAAAGCTATGTTAGTTCCAAGGTTGATAGGATCAGTATTGATATTAAATGGGTAAGCAGCAATCTGAGATACCTTAGCTGTACGTGCATCAAACACATCACTATCAGTAGTAAGTATAAATTGCTGATTACTTGCAAATACAACCATAGCATTATTTACTGGAATACCAGTATGTAATACCGAGGAATAAGTAGTTGTAGCAGAAATATCAATAGGATCAGAAGGACTGGTAGTTAATGCTGTAGAAGGAAACCAGTTGTCATAGTCACCGGCAGCAGTAGAGATAATGTTTTCTCCACTGAAAGCAATAATTCTGTTACGGAAGAAAGATAAATTAGTGATTGTATTGTCAACAAAGCTAGGGTTAAATCTATCTGCATCACCACAGTGTCTTTCATCGTAAGAGACTTCACTGACAACAAAAAATTCTCCTCCATTAGGAAACGTGTCGTGAATTAACACATGAGGCATTACAACAGGATTTAGATTTGTGCTTTCCAGTGGTTTAGCAATTTCTTTCCAATAACCTAGACCGCTAGATGTTGTAGCGGTGATACCTCTATTTGGGATTAGATCATAATCATTGACAAATTGGACATAGTAATCGTCATCAGCACTGAAGCTATTTTCAACCTTGACAACAACACCGAACTTACATTCAAGTGGTAAGTTGGAAGCATTGTTGACCACCATAATAGGGTTAGGTGAATCAATACGGTTGTCTGGATCGTCTGGATCTGGTAGAGATATAAACTCATCTGGCTTAGCTTGAGCTACCAGTAAATTTGCTAGATCTTTTTCACTTGTCTCAATAAGAAACGGTACTGAAGATTCGAGATAGATACCATTACCAACAATTTCTACAGTATGAAATACACAATCATTATTTGAATCAACTGCATGATTTATAAAAGCATTTTGTAATCCACCTAAAACAGCACCTACTGAACCATAAGGAGAAGATGGTACAGGGAGACTAACTTGCAAGTCTGTTGTTTCGGATACATTAACGACTTCCGTTACTTTAAAGGTAAATGCAAAGTTTTGAGCTTCAATATCATCATCACCTGTAATAGCTCCAACTTCAGAACGGTCAACTTGAAGAGTAAATACGTCACCTTTGTTCCAACCAAGGCCACCATTCAAAAGTCTGCTATTAAGGATGCGGTAATTGCAATAAATATTGGGATCATCACCACCACCAGTTGTTGGAACAGCAGTTAGCTCAACCTCCATTTCAACATCAGCAAGAGCACTTCCCGCATTCTCCCTATTACCTTGATCATTAGGTTCAGACAGTTTCTGGCTCGTAGATTTACGCCACCTATTAGCAAGCGGACAGCCAGGTAATCTATTATTATCTCCAAGTAAACCAGCGGTACTAATTAGCTCAACATTTGTTATACGATTGTTAGCGGTTGGCGTACTGTCTATTAGATCTACATCAAAAGTATATGATCTACTTGGATCAAATATTGTTAGTTCTATAAATGCTTGATACGGTCTATAAGCTGCTGTACTGGAACTCATTCCAACCGTAACATTAGGATTAACAATAAACGTAGTATCGTTAATGGTTACATGTTTTAATTTTGGAGGCGAATCAGGAGAATCATTATTGAGATATGGAAGACTGGTGTGTAGATTACATACATTATCTCTGTTGTACTCATCTAGTTTTAAAGGACCATCATACTCATAAACAAGTACTTCCGATTTTGAATCAGCATTAAATACAGTTAAATGTCCTAATCTATCAACGTTGACAATATACCTAATTGACTCACCGTTACTATCTTCACGATACATGTCAAACCAAGTGCCTCCACCATCTAGTGGAATCGGTATCTCAGCTAACAGTTCATAACCAGGTCTTTTAACTAGACCTTTTGTCACATCAGGAATACAGTTCACAGCATCCCTAACTTGACCAGGTTTTTTTAATTCATCAGGTTGTTCATTGATTCCCTGTACAAAGTTAGGAATAATCTGTGATACAGAAGTCATCGTGCAAGTGTTCTATAAGGTTGATATGTTTGATAAGTAACTTCAGAAGGAGTTCCAAAGAATGAGCTATCGCTTTGATTACATTCGTATTCCATACATGCAGCTCTAGCTTGAGATTCTTGTAGTCCTAAACTTTGACTTAGCTGTGGATTACCTACAAGCTGTGTTGATGCTCTTCCACTAGCTCTAAGTGTTATGTAACGTTGGAAGACTGTAGGAATCTCGCTGAATTCCAAAAGAAATACGTAGTCAAGTTTGATTGGTCCGTAAAATTTATATGTATGGTTGTACCTATCGTACAAACGTGACCCACGTTTAACTGGATCACAGTCTCTATAAATCTGTCCTTCTGATTTATCTAGACGGATAACATTAGGTGGCACATTGATCTCGTCACTATTATTAGGCAGCATCTCGAAACAATATTCTGTATTGAATACCCATCCTTCTGATTGAACATCAGTATTGACATCCTTTAATAGGTTATGGATAAATGCTATTTCAGGGTTGGTATAAACAAGTTCATTAGAATTGTTTTGATAGATACGTGATACTGGTGCTTGACCAATAGCTCCCAGTATAGAATTTACACTGGAAAGTTCGGTTTCAGTAGACATAATATACTGGGAAAAATATAAAAAAAAGGGACCCGAAGGTCCCATAGTTATCAGGAGCGATCACGAGCTGGTGCGTCTGCTTCCACAGGGTGGTAAGCAAAGCGCAAGTTCTTAGTCTCGCTATAAACAGTTGAAGCGGAAACGGCAGAGCCGTATCCTTTTGCAGTTTTAGCAACAGAAGTGCGCATGGCGGTGTTACCACCAGACACACCTGCAGTTGCTCCGCTGACACCGTTGTTGCCAGCAGCAGAAGTTTGATTTGCCATAATCTCTATAAAATAATATTATCAGGCAGCCTGCAGTTCGATAGCAGCAGCAGGGTTAAGTGTGCCAGCACCCATGGCAAGACGTCCGACGACGACATCACCTTGATACATGGTCTTAACATCAGCACCAGT